TATTAATGTGCTCGATGCGTGGACGTGCGGGACAACAATTGGGACAAGGATTCTCTGGTAAGAAGACTCAACTTGGAATTAAGATGTCAACTGCGGCAAAACAGGTTGGATGTTCTAATCTGAAAGCATTAATTGAGGATGACAAACTTCTTATAAATGATTACGATACTATTGCAGAATTAACAACTTTCATTGCGAAGGGACAAACGTTCCAAGCAGAAGAGGGATGTAATGATGACTTGGCGATGTGCTTAGTTATCTTTGCTTGGATGGCAATGCAACCTTACTTCAAAGAGATGCATGATAATGATGTGCGGCAGCGCATTTATGAAGATCAAAGAGATGCGATCGAACAAGACATGGCTCCGTTCGGATTCATTAGTGACGGAATGGATGATGAGTATTTCGCAGACGCACAAGGTGATGTGTGGAAGGTCGCGGAGTATGGAGATAAATCATATATGTGGGAGTTCAGGTAACGTTTCAAAAATATAAATAATCCTAGACATCTGATGTTGGAATCACTCTAGGAGAATTTAAACATGGCAGCCAATCAATTATCGCCAGGGGTAGTCATTCAGGAAAGAGACCTGACGACTATCACCACATTATCAACCGCAAATATTGGTGTGATCGCAGCACCGTTTGAACTCGGTCCTGTAGAAGAAATTATTGAAATCTCTAATGAGAGACAACTTGCTGAGCGTTTCGGCAATCCTAATGATGCCAACTATGAGTATTGGTATACTGCTGCACAATTCCTTTCCTATGGCGGTCTCCTCAAAACTGTCCGTGTTAATGCAGCGGCACTGAAGAACGCAGTAAATGCTGGCACCGCTCCTCTGGTTAAGAATCTCCAAGACTACGAAACAACTTACGAAGGTGCTGTTAACACTTGGAACTGGGCATCTAGAACTGCTGGTTCTAAGGGCAACTCCATTGGTATTTTCGTAACCGATGCTGGCGCGGATCAGATTGCTGTCATTCCTGCTCCTGGATCTGGTAACGAACCTGAATTCGTTGCTGATGAAGCACTGTCTGCAACATCTGGTGCTGCTGGTAAAGTATTTAAGTATAGCATCGTTCTTACTGTTGAGAGTGTTGTTGGTGATTTCACCCCTGGAACTTCCACTACAATCGCTATTGGTGGTTCTAACGAAGCTGTCACAGTTCTCGCATGGGATCCTGCTAACAAGAAACTTGAAATCGGTCTTCCTGGTGGTGGTGTTACTGGCATCATTGCTGATGCTCAAGTAGTAACTCAAGGTTCTAACACTGCTACAATTGCTTCTAGCGGTATTGAGCGTCGTCTGTATATTGCACTGAACAAGTCTAGCATCGAATTTGCTGCTGCTGATAGTGTAAATGACACTAACTCTAACGCTTCTGCAATCACTTCTGTTCGTGACGAATATACCGAGCGTGAGTATCTGCCTGGTGTAAAGTGGGTTAATGTTGCTGCTCGTCCTGGTACTTCCCTGTACGCAAACAATGCAGGTGGTCACCGTGACGAACTCCATGTTCTTGTCATTGACGTTGACGGCAAGATTACTGGTACAACTGGCGCAGTTCTTGAGCGTTTCATTGGTCTTTCTAAGGCATCTGACGCTAAGACTTCTGTCGGTGAAGTTAATTACTATAAGGAAGTTATTAAGCAGCGTTCTGCTTACATCTTCTGGGGTAAGCACGAGGCTGGACTGTTCAGCGCAACTGCAACTGCTGCTGATGGTAACTGGGGTCTGACTGCTAATGCACGTCAGTTCAACTTACTCCGTTCTTCTACTGGTTCTATTAGCTATCCCGAAGGTCGCACAACTGTAGGTTCTAAGAACAACGCTACTTTCTACTATCGTCTTGCAAGTGGTGCTGATTACAGCACTAGTGGTGGTGCATATAATATCTCTAATGCTGATCTTAGCACTGCATATCAACTAATCGAAGATCCTGAGTCTCAGACTATCGATTATATCCTCGCTGGTCCTTCTGGTGCTGATGATGCATCTGCAATTGCTAAAGTAACTTCTCTGGTTAACATCGCTGAAGAGCGTCGTGACTGTATGGTATTTGTTTCCCCTCGTAGAGGAAACGTAATTGGAATTTCCAATAGCACAACTATCACAGATAACCTGGTTAAGTTCTTTGATCAACTGCCTAGTTCTTCTTACCTGGTATTTGATTCTGGTTACAAGTACATTTACGATAAGTACAATGATGTTTATCGCTATGTTCCTTGTAACGGTGACGTTGCTGGTCTTTGTCTGCAGACAACCGAAACTTCTGAACCTTGGTTCTCTCCCGCAGGTTTCCAGCGTGGTATCCTGAGAAATGCTATCAAACTGGCATTTACTCCTACCAAGACTCAGCGTGATCGTCTGTATGCTGCACGCATCAACCCAATCGTTGCATTCCCTGGTCAAGGCGTAGTCCTGTTCGGTGATAAGACTGCTCTCGGTTTTGCGTCCGCATTCGATAGAATCAACGTTCGTCGTCTGTTCCTCACTATCGAGCGTGTAATCAGTGGTGCTGCTAAGTCTCAACTGTTCGAGCAAAACGATGAATCTCAACGTTCCCTGTTCCTCAACATTGTTGAACCTTACATGCGTGATGTTCAAGGTCGTCGTGGTGTAACCGACTTCCTGATCAAGTGTGATAGCGATAACAATCCTCCTGAGGCAGTCGATCGTGGCGAATTCTTCGCGGAGATCTTTGTCAAACCCACACGCACAATCAACTTCATTACTCTGACATTCGTTGCAACCAGAACTGGTGTTGCATTTAGCGAAGTCGCTCAGTGATATAAAAACTAAACAACCTTGAGATTTCAGGGGTCCGCAAGGACCTCTGAAATTTTTCATTTATCTAAATATAACTGACGGAGACAACTAAAAACAATGGCAAAAAGAGGAACCCTTGATGATTTTAAGGCAAATGTCGCATCCGACTTTGCTAGACCTAATCTATTCCAAGTTGATCTTGCATTCCCTTCAGGCATTATCAATAATGCATCTCTGGTAGAACTCGGTAAGTTTACTGTTCGCGCAGCAAATCTTCCCGCATCCCAGATCGGTGTTATTGAGGTTCCTTTTAGAGGCCGTGCTCTAAAGATTGCTGGCGATAGAACCTTTGAACCCTGGACAATCACGATTCAAAACGATAGCAAATTTATTTTGCGTAGCGCGTTTGAACTGTGGGCGTCTTCTGTACAAGCATATAACGAAAACTTTACATCTGCTGCAGGTCTCGGTGACGCTGATGATGCAACAGGTTATTTCGCTGATATGACTGTTCATCAATTAGCACGCGATATTAAGGACGGCGAGAAACCCAAGATCCTTAAGTCTTACAGGTTCTATAACGTATTCCCCAGTGCAATTGCTGCAATTGATCTGGACTTCGGTAACAACGATGCTATCGAAGAATTCACAGTGGAACTTCAGACACAATACTGGACTCCAATCGACCCTGTGGATGCTTGATAAATAGAACTGGACTGATACTTTTAGAATATAATGTCGAATCAGCTCTTCGGATTTTCACTTGAAAGAGCGAAGAAGGTCCCCAAGGGACCTTCTTTTGTTCAAAAAGATAGTATGGATGGATCGCAACCCATTGTAGGTGGCGGTTACTATGGATATTCTGTCGATTTTGACGGAACTGTTCGTAATGATTATGAACTGATCACCCGTTATAGGGAGATGGTTCTGCAACCCGAGTGTGATAGTGCAGTCGATGATATCGTAAATGAAACAATTTGCGGAAACTTTGATGATGTACCTGTTGAGGTTGAGTTATCCAATCTCAAACAATCGGAAAAAATTAAAAAATTAATCAGAGACGAGTTTGCTGAAATTCTTCGTCTTCTTGATTTTGACAATAGATCCTATGAGATCTTTCGTCGTTGGTATGTAGATGGTAGATTGTTTTACCATAAAGTAATTGACCCTGCAAATCCTAGGGGTGGTCTTACAGAGTTACGCTACATTGATCCTCGTAAGATTCGCAAGGTAACTGAGTATGAGCAAAAGCGTCCAGAGCAACTGCGAGGTCTTGATCTCAATACTCAACTGACTCAGAAATCTGCGGAATATTTTCTGTATAACCCTAAGGGTCTGAAGAATTCTACGAATCAAGGTATTAAAATTGCTTCTGATTCCGTTACTTATTGTCATTCTGGTATTCAGGATCTCAATAAGAACATGACTCTTAGTCACCTACATAAAGCAATCAAAGCAGTTAACCAACTGCGAATGATTGAGGATTCTTTGGTTATCTACAGATTATCCAGAGCACCTGAGCGTAGAATTTTCTACATTGATGTTGGTAATCTTCCCAAGAATAAAGCGGAACAATATCTCCGTGAAGTTATGGGACGTTATCGTAACAAACTTGTATATGATGCTAACACGGGTGAGATCAAGGATGACAAGAAGTTCATGTCCATGTTGGAAGACTTCTGGTTACCCCGTCGCGAGGGAGGGCGCGGCACTGAAATTACTACCCTCCCTGGCGGGCAAAACCTCGGTGAATTGGAAGATGTAAAATACTTCCAGAAGAAGCTCTACAAAGCTTTGAACGTGCCCTCATCGAGACTTGAAACTGAGACTACATTTAATATCGGTCGTGCTGCTGAAATTACTAGGGACGAAGTAAAGTTCCAGAAATTTATTGCACGTCTCCGTAAGAGATTCTCAGAACTCTTTATGGATCTGCTCAAAACTCAACTTATTCTCAAAGGCGTCATGTCTATTGAAGAGTGGGAAGACATGAAAGAGCACATTCAATTTGACTTCATCGCGGACAACTACTTCACTGAACTGAAGGAAATTGAAATCCGTAATGAAAGAATGAATCAAGTGAACACCATGGATCCTTATGTCGGCAAGTATTTCTCTATTGATTATATGCGTCGTCAAGTCCTGAAACAAACAGAACAGGAGATCAAGGAAATTGACAAACAAATCGATTCTGAACGAGAAGCAGGTCTTATTGTTGATCCAATGGCAGAGATGGATCCCTCTATGGATCCTGGCAATGCACCACCTGCAGACGACATGTCCGCTCAAGAGGCACCCGCAGTAGACGCGGGAGATCTCAAGAGGGGAGAATTCTAAATAATAAATAACAATGTGAGGGATTATTATGCCTAGCGAAATTGCACAACAAATTGTCAAACAAATTTTCGGAGACGATAAAGCGAAAGCGATTGATTCCGTAAATGATGCTCTGAGTGCAGCTGCATTTGACGCAATTCAAGCACGAAAACTTGAGTTCGCACAGAGTATGGGTTTTGAGTTAGATGATACCGCGCAAGATACTGCAGATGAAATTGCAGATAATTTGCCCGATGAGTCTGAACAACCTGAAACTGTAGAAGTTGATGGACGTAAACCTGAAGACCCCCCCGCTGCTGAATTAGAAACCGAAGAACAACCTGAGGAACAAACCGATGAGACTGATAGCTGAAGAAATTACATCCGTCGATTTTCTCTGTGAAGAGAAGGAAGGCAAAAAGAATTACTTCATTGAAGGTATCTTCCTGCAATCGGAAATTAAAAACCGTAATAACAGGATGTATCCTCAGAAAACTTTGGCACGAGAAGTTGCTAAATATGATGAGAACTACATTCAAAAAGGGCGTGCCCTTGGTGAATTAGGTCATCCTGATGGTCCTTCCATCAATCTTGACCGCGTTTCTCACAAGATTCTTTCTCTTAGAGAAGACGGGAATAACTTTATCGGTAAGGCAAAGTTACTCGAAACTCCTATGGGTAAGATCGCAAAAGACCTCTTAAGTGAGGGAGTGCGTTTGGGTGTTTCATCCAGAGGCATGGGTTCTATCCGTAAGGAAGAGAACTGTAATGTGGTAATGGACGACTTCATGCTTGCAACTGCTGCTGATATCGTCGCTGACCCCTCAGCACCTGATGCTTTCGTTGATGGAATCATGGAAGGTAAAGAGTGGGTTTGGGATAATGGTATCCTAAAAGAGTCTGCAGTAGCAGAAATTAAACAAGAAATTGATCAAGCAACACTGATTAATATCCAAGAGCGCAAGATTTCCGCGTTTGAGGCGTTTTTAAAGAGTTTGTGATTTATAAATAAATAAAGACAACGCAAAGTATAACGGAGTTTTACAAATGTCTGAGACCCTCGATAAAGAGTTAGATAACATGGAGCAAGTGGACGAAGGCTCTAACCCTGTCACCAAGAACGCAAAACCTGGTGATCCTATTGACACCTCGAAAGGTGGTGCAACCAAAGTTATCGACGTTAACACCGATTCGGAAGAAGGTGCTAAAGGTACGAAGAACGCTGGTGCAAGTGCTGCAGGCGCAGTCAAGCACGAAGGTTCTAAGTCTTTGAGCACAAAACCTTCTGCCGCATCCGCTAAAATGGAGGATACTGAGGATGGCGAAGAGGAAACAATCGCTGAAACCAAGTACGACTTTACTGAAGATGTTAACGCTCTTGTCGCTGGTGAGGAACTCTCAGAAGAATTCAGAGAACGTGCAGTAACGATCTTTGAAGCAGCAGTAACAGCTCGCGTTAACACTGAAACTAAAGCGTTGCAAGAAGCATTTGAATCTACTCTGACTGAAGAAGTCGAGAAGGTTCAAAAAGAATTGGCCGAGAAGGTAGACGACTATCTGACTTATGCCGCCGACACCTGGATGAAGGAGAATGCTCTCCAGATCGAGCACGGCATTAAGACTGAGATGGCAGAGTCGTTCTTCAACGGTCTCAAAGGTCTTTTCATGGAGCACAATTTCAGTGTTCCTGAGGAGAAGTTTAACCTGCTGGATGGAATGGCAGGTGAGCTTGATGATATGGAAGCTAAACTCAACGAGCAAATCGACACCAATGTTGCTTTGAACAAGCGTATTGGTGAGTTTGTCAAAATGGAGATTGTGAACGAATGCGCTACGGGACTCGCTGAGACCCAGAAGGAGAAGCTCGCTTCTCTCGCAGAGGGTGTTGAGTTTGAAACTGAAGAAGATTTTCGCAAGAAAGTCGAAACGATTAAGGAATCCTACTTCACTAGAAAGGCTGAACTTACAGAGTCTGTAAGCGAACCCACCGAAGAAGCATCGGAACCCCTTGTCGAAGAAACAGTTAGCGGATCGATGTCGAAGTACGTCGATGCAATCGCTCGCTGGTCCAAATAATTAACAACTACTTAACTCGGAGTAAAAATCAAATGGCTGATTTAAAGCAACTCCAAGAGAAGTGGGCACCCGTACTGAATCACGACGCTCTCCCTGAGATCGAAGATTCCCATAAGCGCGGCGTTGTTGCACAACTCCTGGAAAACCAAGAAAAAGCACAAGTCGAAGAGGGTAATATCCTCAATGAGACTTTACAAACAACTGGCTATACTGGCGGCAGCACAGCAACTGGTCCTGTTGCAGGTTTCGACCCTGTACTGATCTCGCTGATCAGACGCTCTATGCCCCAACTGATCGCTTACGATATCGCAGGCGTTCAACCGATGACTGGTCCTACTGGACTGATCTTCGCAATGCGTACCAACTATGGCGCAGAGCGTCATCCTGCAGCATCTGGCTACGACGAAGCATTCTTCAACGAGCCTAACGCAGGTTTCTCTGGTGGTCCTGGCGCATACGATCCTGGTGCATCTGATGCTACCAACGATGCTCAAGGCAACAACCCTGCACTCCTCAACGATTCCCCCGCTGGAACCTATGAGCAGGCAGACGATGCAACTGGTATGACCACTGCAACTGCTGAAGCACTTGACGATTCCTCTTCTAACACGGCATTCCGTGAGATGGGTTTCTCGATCGAGAAGGTCACTGTTACTGCAAGAAGCCGTGCGCTGAAAGCAGAGTACAGCATCGAACTCGCACAAGACCTGAAGGCGATTCATGGTCTGGATGCTGAGCAAGAGCTTGCTAACATCCTCAGCACTGAGATCCTTGCTGAAATCAACCGCGAAGTTGTTCGTACCATCTACACCAATGCTGTTGCTGGTGCTCAGAACAACACCGCTACCGCTGGTAAGTTCGACCTCGATGTTGACTCCAACGGCAGATGGTCTGTTGAGAAGTTCAAAGGTCTCCTGTTCCAGATCGAAAGAGATGCTAACGCAATCGGTCAGCAAACTCGTAGAGGGAAGGGCAACATCCTGATCTGCTCCGCTGATGTCGCTTCGGCACTTGGCATGGCAGGCGTTCTGGATTACTCCCCTGCTCTGAACGGTAACAACGCTCTGACTGGTGTTGATGATACTTCCAGCACTCTGGTTGGTACTCTCAACGGTCGCATCAAGGTCTATGTTGATCCTTACTCTGCAAACGTTGCTGACAAGCACTTCTACGTTGCAGGTTACAAGGGTACTTCTCCTTACGACGCAGGTCTGTTCTATTGCCCTTACGTTCCTCTTCAGCAGGTTCGTGCAATTAACCCTGACACCTTCCAGCCCAAGATCGGCTTCAAGACTCGCTACGGCATGGTCTCGAACCCCTTCTCCCAGGGTCTTACCCAGGGCAGCGGCGCACTCACCGCTAATACTAACAAGTATTATCGTCGTGTTCAGGTTGCAAACCTCATGTGATAAATATTCCCTAGTTCGGGATGGAGGGGACCTTCGGGTCCCCTTTTTTTTGTTAACAAACTTTCATGTAGTAATGAATACAAAAATCACATGTTGTTTAGAGGAGTCAGAAAACGCACACATTGAATATAAGTAGTAATAGAATTAAGCGAGGTGGAAAAATGATCCCTACCCTTTCCTATATTATTGTTCCCAGTTATGGAGTGAGATCATGCACAACATCCTATCGCGTAATCAACTAGACGAATGGCGTCATTTTGAAGACACGATCGATGACTTAGACATCGAAAATGAGAAAATGAATGACTACTACGAGTGTCTGATTGAATGCGATCTATCAAATCAATCACAATGTAAACGTATCTGTCGCGGAGTTCTTATGTAACAAAACCCTATAAATACTCTTACCGTGTGAAGGAAGTGTAGAGGGGCATAAAGCCCCTCTTTTTTTATGCTAAATAAATTTATACCTGATATTTACATCATGGACTATAAACCATATTCCCCTGAGTGGCATCGTAAAAGATACCTGAAAGAAGCTCTGGACAAATATTTGGACGACTATGTTCCTAACGATCAAATTCGTGAGGATATCTTAGACATTCTAGGTGAAAGATCTGAGTCTGCATATGCTGACTGGAATAAAACAGAG